CCAGAGCCTGGTGTCTTCGCGCTTGGTCAACGCACGACATTCAGCCCGGTGGAACCCCGCCCGGAGGAGCGCAGGCACCATAACGCGCCGCGCCTGCCTTGTCACGCCCCTGACGACGTTGGGCCAGCTCGAAGTGCCGAACGCCCAGCACCCGGCGCAGGTGGGCGTCATGGCGTAGGCTCCCAGGACAGCGCAGGGTTCGCCTGTGTCTCCGCGCCAGAAGATCCAGCCCTCGCAAGTCGCTGCGAGCTGGCAAAACTGAAGCGCCAGGCGAAGCGTATCGAAGCCCGCGCCCCGGACGGCTTCGATCTCTTCCCGGTCTTCCGGGCGAAGGTTCGCCAGGATGTATTGCAACGGCTCCGGGTCGACCCCGGTGATCCTGCTCATAGCCCGGGGATGCGCACAGGAATGGGCCGGGAATAGCCACGTGTCTGCGTGCGCTGTTGCTGCGCGAGAATATCGGGATCACGTATCGCGACAGTTCCGTCGGGCGCGTCCTGCGCAATCGGCGCAACCGAACGTGCAATTTCGCGCCGGATCTTGCCGATAGTTTCTCGTGTCTCGACAAGGTTGTGCTCTATCCGGGCGAGAGAGCCCCGGATCTCGGCGAAGTCGCGCTCCAGCCGATCCACACGATGTTCAACGGTGTCTGTCATCAGCTTGTGTCGCTCGGCGCGTAGTGGATGAACAATTTCGAAAACGTAGCAGGCCCCGGCGCTGCGTGGGCGACGTCAAGCATGATGTGGGTGCCGCGACCGCTGATCGGGATCTTCCCTTCCATGATGCTCGGACCATCGAGAGTGCAGATCTGATCGAAAGGCGTGGGCGTCGCCGTCGGGTCAAAACTCGCCTGAACGTTCCAGGTTGAGCCGGGATCATTCGAGCATATCGCGTCGAACCCCTGGTAAAACTTGAAAGTCGCGGGCTTGTCGAAACTGAGAAAGGGCGTCGTGAACCTGACCGGGCAGCTGTCGTACTGGAGCGCGCCAGTGGAACCGAAGCGCATGATCGCGCCTGTGGTCGCGCGAATGACGACGTAGGGATCCGAGAACAGCATGTGCTGGTTGTCGATGGTGAATTCGGGTTCGTAAACGCTCCACGCCGAAATGTTGGGCGAAGCCCAGTTCGACAGGACATAGATCGTGTTCGCGGAGCCTATCCAGATCCGTCCGGTGCGGCTGTCGAGAACCGATTTCGTCCAGTAGAGAGTGTTGTTCAGCTCGAACGGACCATCCGTGGCGATCAGCGCCTGAACCGACGCGTCGATAGGCGAGCCGACGTCTGCGACCGCTGCGGTTGTCGTCAGGTCGCGCGCCCGAAGCGACCTGATCCCGTGCGTTCCCAGGAAATAGACATCGTTGGCGACATACTGGCGCACGCTGGTTGGCGCGATAGTTCCTGCATCCCGGAGCGTCTGGAAATATTGGTTCAGGCTCGGATCGGGGTCGAGGAACCACAACTGGCACGACAACCGCGAAAAGATCGCCATCTTGTCGTAGTAGACTTCCATCGACAGGAGCAACTGGCTGTCGGCGTCGTTCGTGCCAACATCTATGAACCCCGATCCGTTGTGAGCGACGTTTCCGTCAACGTCGGGGGCTGGGTCGTACCAGATCGTCGGATCGCCAACCGCGCTGAACACAAGCTGGCGGTTGACGAGGCCGTACATTTTTTCTTTGTAGGTGCGGACAAAAAGCATCTGGCCGTTGCCGCCCTCCGCGCCCGGCGTGCCATTGGCTTCGGTGGCTTGCACGCCATTGTAGTAGGCGTAGGAATTGGTGGTTGGGCCGCCAAAAACAGCAAATATTCTGCCATTGAAGATGTCGTAACAAAGCTGGAATTCTGGCGTTTCGCCGGTTGGAGCGCCGTCGAGAGAGCTTGGATACGAGAGCTGAGAATTATTGACGTAATAGTTGCCCGCGCCGCCTCCGCCGTCGATGTCGGACGTGATGACCGTGCCTGCCGTCACGCCTGCCCCGTTGACCTTCATGCCGACGGTGATCGTGGCGGGAGTTCCATCGTATGTCGTGATGTCGGCGATATAAAGAACCGTGCCTGCGACCGGAGGGTCTGTCACTCCGTCGGTGATGTTGGCCCCGGCAAGAACGATGTTGCCAACCGGAGGAGCAATATGGATGACGCCAATCGCCGTGTCTGTCGGCTCGTCGATCTGCCCGGGAGTGCCGCTGAAGACGTGGGTGTAAACTTTGTCGTCAACAGCGCAGATCCCAATCGAACCCGCCGGGGCGTTGCACCAGAAGCTGAACTGCGAACGCTTCTCGATCTCGCCTCCTTGGGTGATATGCGCATTCTGGAGCGTGCGTAGCGTCCCGGCAGGGGCAGTGAGGGGGGATTTGCGCAGGTCCATGCCTGCCTGAAAATTCGCAATTTCGTAATATAATGACGCCCCGCCGCCGCCGCCAGATTTCTGAGAAGCCGCCATCCCCTATCAGCCGCCGATTTGCTGGTAGGCAGGAATAAAGTCGAGATAGGGCGTAAGACGACGCCCGTCATTGAGCGACCCCATGTGCCCGCCGTCCCTGGAGAGCGACTTCATCGAGCGTTGCTGCGCTCCGAGGCGCGCGACCAACATTCTGCGGTATACGTTGGCTTTCTGAAGCTTGAGCGAGGCGCTCTCGCTCTTTTGCATCGCCAAAATCTCAGCGGCTGCGAAGAGCACGATCAACGTCGCGTCGATCACGCAGACGTCTGTGTCTTCGACAAGGGCGTTCAACGGAGCGTTGCCCTCGATGCGCAACGAGAAGGGCGTGCTCGGGCCGGGCGTGGGCCAAACTTCGAACTGCGCCGCTGGCTGTGTCTGCCCCGAGGTTTCGTCAAAGAGCGCGACGTTGCGCCAGCGCCGGGGCGGCCACGCCTGAATGTTCTCTCCCCCCATTGTCGCGTAGGTCTGAGGGTTGATCCCGTAGTCGAGAGGCACCCAGGTCACGCCCTGCGGCCACCAGATGCGAAAGATGCTGTCGAAGGGGAGCTGGGGCGGGTAGTCGTAGTAGCGTTGCCCGATCACCATAGGCACGTCTTTGTAGATCGTCAGGTGCGGCCACTCGATGTCGTTCCACTGCTCGCGCTGAACGCGGTCCAACTGGTAGTTGTAGAAGGGCGTAGACGAAGTCGTCTGGCTCGGATTGAGCGACTGGAAAGTCTCGGCCAAAAGCCGACGCCGGAGTTCGCTCAACAGAACGCCGACTTCCATCGAGCGCGGGGCCATTTTCGAACTCCCCTAGATCCGTCCCAGCAGCAACAGAATAACCAGGATGACCAGGATCAGCCCGATGCCGCCGACGCCGTAATGCCCCGCGCCGTAGCCGTAGCCCCACGGCGTTCCGGGGCTGACCCCGCCGAACAGGACCAGGACCAGGATGACGACGAGAACGACGCCGACGATGCTCATCTTTAGATCCTGGCGTCGGTTGAGCCTTCGTCAGGCTCGTGGCGCTGCACGCGCGAGGGGCGGTCGTTCGGCTTCTTGGGCCTGGCCTTCTTCGGGTCGATGGGCCAGCCGGGCATGAACCACTCCATGTGGAAGCCCCGTCCGGCGTAGACGCCCTCGACGATGTCGCGCCCATAGGTGAGCGTCATCCGTTCTTTCTCGCGCGCAGGCGTCTCGCGCGGGCCAAGGGCGACAGGGCGAATGTCGTAGATCGCCTGGTCGCCGTGGATCGCCTGGAGCACCAGGATCTCGGGCCACGGCACCGGGTTCTCCGCGCCCCGGTAGAGAATGTTGGTCTTCTCCCCGGCGACGTCGATCATGCACTCGCACAAGTGCTGCTGCATGAAACCTTCTTCGCGCTCGTTCATTTGCGCCTGTCCTTGTCGTCGCGTTCGACGTGACGCTGCGGCTGGGTTTCACCCGGCCTCGGGTTGGTCTGGCCCGGCTGGTCGCTCGGCCCGCGCTTGTCCCTGTCCTGGCCCTGCGCCTGCGGCGTGTCGCGCTTGTCGGGGTCAGCCGGGTGGTAGTCGGGATCGCCGGGAGTGTTCTCCTTCATGCGCTGCTCGGCCTCGGTGCGCTGCGCCCGGCCAGCGTCGGCGAGGCGGTTGGCCTCGTTCTCGGTCTTCTCCCACTCTTCGTCGTCCACGGGTTGCCCCGCGACGTAGTGGCGCGAACCAGGCGGAGGAACTTTCCTGTCGCTGGAAGCGCCGAAACCTTCCATCGCCGAGATCTTCTCGACCTCTTCCGGCGTCTCGGCGTGCCTGGCGTGACCGACGGGCTCGCCGCGATCAGGGCCGGGATGCGCCTGCACCGGAAGCGTCTCTGTCTCGCGCCTCAACGGATCGACCGTGCCGAGCACAGGATCACGATGCTCCGACGAACTCCCCTGAGCTGGCGCCTGCGGGCGAGGCGCAGCGCCTGTCGGCTCGTCTTTGATGTTGGGCGACGGATTGTGCCTCTGAGGCGGGTTCTCCTTCACCGGCTGCGCAGGAGCGTTCTTGTGGCTGTGGTCATCCTTGGAGGTCATGGCGACGCCTTTCGTTTTAGGCTTGGCGGTTCCATGACCAAGGGTCTTTGGTTTGCTCTTGAAGGAGGTGGTTTTCTTGAGCGGACCCTTGGTCATGGCAGTCTCTCTTCAGCGCGGCCTGGGCGGATCGCTGGGCTTCGGGTTCGACGGCGGCTTTGGCGGGTCTGGCATATTGAACATGGCGTTTCTCTCCGTGCTTGAGACGCAGACACACGCTAAACGCATACACACTAGCATTTGTTGCGGGTTTTGTCGTGTCTGTCACCCGCAAAACAAGACTTACGCGATGTCGATCACCACCGAGGAGTTCAACATCGACGCGACCATTTGGCCGGTCGACGTTATCGACTTGTAGAGCACGAAGATGTTGTAAGGACGCGCCGGGGTGTGGTCCTTGCGCCACTCGTCTTCCATCGCCATCAGGAAGATGCACTTCGGGTCGAACCAGTACAGGCGCTTGGAATAACCCAAATCGTCAAGGGTCGGATCGTATTGCACCTTGGTTCCGCCGGGCAGGATGATGTCGCCCGACGAAATGTCTTGCGAATTGGCGAAGCCGGTCATGCTGTAGGTGCCGTTCGCCCGGCGCTCGATCATCAGGGCGTCGATGAACGCTGAACCTGCGAACGCAATCGTCGGCTTCCCGCCATAACGGATAAGCTGGAAGTACTCGTGCTGAAGCGCCTGCAAGAGCGCGCCGCCGTTGGCGACGTTCGACGTGATCGGGCCTCCCCCGCTGATCGCGTCGCCAGGGGTCGTCCCGACCTGGGTGCCCATAGCCGAGGTGTGCGCCCGGTTGCGCCACCAGGTGTAGCCGGTCGCGGCAGTCTGATCGAGGCCGCCGACGACGCCCACGCACGGGTTGTCTTTGATGATGCTGCGCATGCCCGCAAGGGCCTTCGCATCAGTCGTGCCGTCGCCCCACATCAGGGTGTTCATGGTGCGCGCGTACTGCTCGCCCAGCGAGAACAGCTTCTGTTCGAGGAGGTTCACCAACACTGTCAGCTCGCGCTTGGAATGTTCGGCAGTCTTCTCGCCGTTGGTGTCTACGACCGAGATACCGTCGATCTTAAGCTCGGTGTGGGTGAGGGTGAGACCGATATGATGCTCGCGCCACGGGAAGTTCGCGCGCTTGATGTTGGCGGGGGTGAAGAACCCGACCGCGTCGTTGTGGGTGTAGCCCTTGACGACGTCATTGCCGGAACCGTCGCCGTAGGCCCCCACGACCGCCAGCGAGATGTTGCCCTTGCCGCCGGGGAACGTCTTCTTGCGCCCCTCAAGGAGGTTCAGAAGAGGCTTGTTCTGGATCGACTGGTCGAACTGACCGCCTTTGTTGAAGTAGAAGTCGAGCGCCGAATTGGCGATAGACGCGATTTCACCTGCTGTGAAGGCCATGGCCTTGCTCCGTCAGAGCTTATGCTCCGCGAGCACGCGCAAGCCCGAGTTCGGCGGCTTCCATGAGGGAGCGCGGTTCCGGGCGTGCGCCTGACGCGGCGCGGTTGATGCTGCTCGGAACTGCCCGGGTAGGCTTCGGTTGAGGCGCGAACTGGCGCAGGGTGTCGTTGGCTCGGGAGTAAGCCTCCTTCGCGATCTCGACCGCCTGCTCCGGTGTCTGCGGAGCGCCTTTCTCCTGGACCACAGCCCAAAGGAAGTTCCTCACGGTTGCTTCCTTGCGTCCGTAGTCCGGGTCGCTCTGACGAATGCCGTTCTCCCACCCAGTCACCGTTTGCTCGATGGACCGGGAGAGATTTTCTTGTCGTGCGCGGGTCTCACGAGTGTCCGCCACCTGAGTGACGCGCGTCGCGCGTTGCTCGGCGAGGGCTCTCGCGTACCTGTCGCGCGACACTTGGGCCGCCGCGTCGAACGTCAAGCGCCCCTGCGTAACCTCGCCTTGGAGATCCGGGGGGAGCGTGATCCCTAGAGCGTGCGTTGCGAGCTGAACGTAGGGGCCTACTCCCTCCAAGAACGACTTGAAGTCGCCGCGCCTCATGGCCGCCGCCAGGTCGAGCGTGAGTTGAAAATCTTCCCGTGCGATGTCGTTCGTTACGAGAAAGTTTCTCAGCGTGTGCGTGACGTCGGCGTCGGCCCGAAAAGCGTTGCGCTGTTCAAGCAACTGCTGAATGCGTTCGCGGGTACCCTTTTTGTAGCCAGCGAGTTCTTCGGCAGTCGGGTCTTTGGAAAGATCGAGCCCCTTGTCGCCCTCGCCCGTTTTGCTCTCGGGTTCGGAACTTGGGACGCTCTCCGAGGATGGCGATGTCTCGGCGAGAGGCTTCTCTTCGGTGTCTTCCAGCGGTTGGACCGCCTTCATCACCGCTTCGAGCAGCGTCTCTTTGGTTTCGCCCTTGCTCGCTTCTGACGGGGAAGCCTTGACGTCGGGGGTCGAGCTTTCCGGCGCGGGGGTTTCTACCTGCGCTATAGGCTCGGGAGTGTTCTCGGCAGGCGACGATGAAGTATCTGCCATTTAACGTCGATGATCTCCACGGCGTGTCTGCCGTGCCTGTGGTGTCTATCGCGAAACAAGACACTAGGCAACAGAGCGCCCGCCCGACGCGACAATATGAGGCGGCCCGGGCATCGGGTTCGGCGGAGGCGGCCCCGGAACCTGCCCAGGAGGCCGTTGCGCCCCCGGCGGCGCGCCCTGGGGCGCATTCGAACCCCCTACCGGCCCCTGCGCGGGTCCAGCCCCGGGGAAGTCCATCGGCCCGCCCGGCGCTTGCGGCCCCGCGCCCAAACGGGAAGCCATGCCGTTCATGGCAATAATCGAAGGGAGCATGCTTTGGAAAGCCGTGGTGATGTCGAGCTTGTCGTCGAGGCGCTTGATGAGTTCTTTGGCCAGCCACTCGGGCTTGATCCCCGGAAGCTGCATCAGGAGCGGGAAAAGGCGTTCTGCATTGGCGATTTCCTGGGCCTGGTTAGGACGGCCCGTGCTGCCCGCCTCGATCTGGAGCCACAGCTCGTCGGCGATCTGCTGGCGCGTCATCTCGGGCCAGACAGCGCCCTCGCCCACGATGCGCTTGACGGTGTCTACCGAACACTCTTGCAGCAGGATTTGCGAGCCCGTGCGCGCGATCCCGGTCAAGAGATCGTCGATGTCGTCGATGTTCGAGCCCATCGCAGTCGCCCTGGAGGCTTCCGCGATGTTCGACTGGGTCGCGCTGGCTGACCCGCCGGTCGCGCCGATGTTCGCGTCCTGAATGCCAGACACGCGCATCATGTCGGTGAAGATCTGCTCGGTGTCGTAGAGATTGGGGTCAATAGGGGGACCCCGGAACCCCTGAAGAAGATCCTCGACCTTCTGGCCCGGTTGGAGCCCGTTCAGTTCGATGATCGCGTTGTCCGGGTGGTTGGAGAGCTTTTCCAGATCCTCCGCGTCGACCATGCCCGAAGCGACGACCGTCTTGGGACGTGCAGCCCGGCGATGCTCGCGCATGCCCTGGCGCGAACGATTGTACTCGGTCTGCATGTCGCGGATGAGCTTCACGTCGCTCGGCGGGAAGATCATCGTCTCGTGGTCGACTTCATTGAGGGTCAGGGGGAACCACGGCCAGAAGCGATCCGTGTAGACCTCGGGCGACGCGGGTTCCCGGAGAAAATCCGGGTAGCCGTCGCAGAGCGTGTAAACCAACCCGTCCTTGCGATTGTAGACTTCCCAGACACAGCACGAGCGCCCGTCATTGCCCTCGCGGCTGTCGGTTCTCGACGTCTTGTCCTGGAGCACGACGAACCCGGCGCGCGACGTCACGGTCACGCCATCATCAAAACCTTTGTAGGCGTTGAAGCTCTTGCCGACGTCGATCTCATAAATTTCTTTCACGTCATTGGGCGAGAGAACGAACTCCTGGCAAACCCAGTCGGCTCCCAGGAACTCCCTCAGGCTCATGGTTTTCGGGTCGGGGATGATCGACGTAGACACTGGATAGTCAAACGTCAGCCCCTCGCGCACGACGACCTGCATCTGAGTTTTAAGGTCGTTCAACAACAACCGAAGCTGCTCGGCCTCGGGGCCATTCTCGTCGGTCTGATCGTCGTGAATGTCCGCCGAGAGGCGATCCAAGGTCGAGAGCCGGTTCGAAATATCGGCGATGCGCTGCTCGATGTCGGGCTTCTTCTGCATGACCCGTTCGAACCCGACTTTGACGTAGCCCACGCCCGTAGTGGACGCCCGGCGCACCGTCATCTTCATCATCTGTTTGAAGTCGTGGGTCGCCTGGTCGATGTTGGCCCGAAACAAGAGTTCGAGCGTCTTGCCCATCTTATTGAGCGTTTCTTCCTCTTGCTTCACACGCGCCGCGTCTTGCAGAATGGGCATCACGGCTTGCTGCGCGGCTTGCGCCTGCATCGGGTCCATCGCGCCCATCGCGACTTGTTGCGAGACGCCCGCCGCCGCCTGCTGGATAGACACCAGCGTCGTCTGATCGTTGTCCCAGGCGATGTTATGAATGCGCGAGCGGCGCGACGCCTCGAACTTGGGGTTCTTAGCGTAGAAGAACGCCACGCGCTGCGAGATAATTCGAAGCGTTAAGTTTGCCGTGTAGCGGTCGTCCTTCTCTTCCTTCGACCATTGGTAGCCTGCCGCGAAGTCCTGGTCGGCCTTCATCCGGTTAAAAACGGGTTCCCAGTATTTCTTGGCGCGCGTGATCTTGTCGGACCATTGCGAGACGAGTTCCTTGCGCGCCTCGGGCGGGTCGGGCTTGTCGCGCTCCAGAAGATCTTCGTTGGCCTTCTCGCTCGACATGAGCTTGTCGAGAGGCACGTCTGGGGCGCTCGCCAAAATCTGGTCGAGAAGCGGGAGGGCGTCCGCTGGAGGCGTGTCTGCCATCGCTCTACCAGCCTCCCGTGGTCATGCTTTCGCGTTCACGCTTGCGCTCACGCTTCGCGTCCTCGATCACCCAGCCGTAGGTGCCAAATTTCGCGTCGTTCTCGGGCTTGGGCGGGAGCCGCTGGGCGCGCTGCTTGTAGAGACCTATTCCGAAGAGCGAGAGCGTGTCGACGAAGTCGTCGTGCGCTCCCTGCGGAAATTTGAGCATCTGATCGTGCGCCTCGGGCCACCAGCGGGTAAACCCGGGAAAGAGTATCTTGAGCATCGCCATACGACCCTGCACGGATTGCGCGCGTGTCTGCTTGTCGCCCACCGGGGTCAGTTCGTCGAGCGAGCAAAAGACACGCTTTTCAAGCATTCTTTTGCGCAAAAACGGGCCAATGCTCTTCGAGATGTGCCCTTTCTCGGCCCACCAGAACAGGGGTTTATACCGCTCCATCAGGATCGTCATGGTTTCGACGACGAGCTGCGTGTCTGCCTGCTGCCAGAAAAGATCAGGCTGGATCCAAATCTGGTCGTGGTCGTCGACGCCAATCACCATCAAACAGGTCTTGTCGCGTCCCTGTTCGAGCGACACCGCGTGATCTGAAGCTGCGTAGAAGCGAAGGCGTTCTTTCGGCGGCTGGTCGCTCATTCGCGCGTAGGTGCGCATCTGAACTGCCTTGAAGAAGCTCCCTTCTTCCGGCGTGGGGCGACCTTGGTAGAGCGCCTGAAAGCCCCTGATGTCAGTCTCACGAATGTTGTCGAGATATTCGCGGTCGAACCGCTCGGGCCATAGCGCGTCGCCGTGTTTACGCCCCAAAACGTCGCCGTCGCGCGCGATGGCGGGCATGTCGATCACCCGCCATTTCTTGGCTTCGCTTGCCGAGAAACAGGGGTTCGTCGGATCGGTAAGACGACCTATCAAATCGTCCTCGTGCCAGCGTGTCTGGATAATCACGATGCGACCGGCCTTGGTCATCAGCCGTGTCTGCAAAACCTGGGTGTACCAGCTCCAAAGTTGCTCCCGGATCGTGGGGCTATCCGCTTCCTTGCGGTCTTTGGTCGGATCGTCGAGCAAAATCACGTCCGCGCCGCGCCCGGTCGCGCCCGAACCCCTCCCCAGGAAGAAAAGTACGCCACCAGCCTCGGTTTCGAGGCGATCCATGCTCGCGGAGCCCGGTTTCAGGCGCACATTGGGGAAAACATGGCCAAAAAGCGGGTTCTCGATGATGTCGCGCACGGCGCGCCCATGATCCCAGGCGAATTTCTCGCTGTAGGTCGCGACAATGATCGACTTTTCGGGGTTCCGGCCCGCAAACCAGGCCGCGAAAAGGTGCGAGGCGAGCTTGGTCTTGCCGTGCCGGGGTGGAAGCGTGATTTGGAGCCGCGAATAGGCCCCTTTTTCGACTTCTTCGAGGGCCGCGCCCAACACACGATGATGCTTGGCGGGCCGGTAGAGGCTGAGAGCCACGTCGTCCTGGGCGTCGGGAATGGGCATCATGTAACGCGCGAACTCGATCAGGTCGTCGCGCGCGAGAAAGATCGCTTTCTTGCGCGCAAGCAGCCGGGCGAGTTCAACTTTGTCGTTCACTTGGCCTGCTTCTGAGTTCCCTGCATCGTCGCGCCTTCGAGCGCCGTGACCCGCTCTTCGAGCCCGTTAACTTGCTGTTGCAAGTCCCAAATCTGGCCTTTGAGATCCCATTCGTTATCGCCTTCCGCCAGAAGATGCGGGCAATAGACGTAGATCGAACCGCCAAACGGCCATTCTTCCTGGGTGTTATTGGAGACAGTCACCGTCACCGGATCTTCGTGCCCGGCGATGTTGAAGAGGACATCGACGCCAGGCACGCCCTCGCCGCCAGCGCGATAAACGACGCCGTTGGGCGTCGTCACGTCGGTGTGCCGGGTGTCCGTGTATTGATGATCGAAACCGGGCGCGGGCACCTCGACCCCGTCGCCGCTCGGCACCGGCTTTTCGAGTTTCGCGCTCCACCCGTATGACTGTGCGCTCTTGTCGCCTACCGCCATTGAACCCTCCCTCTCAGCTCACCCGCACTGGCGCGGATTTGACCCGAATGCCCTTGCCTGGCGCTTTCTTCGGTTTGGGAGGCCCAGGCGGCTTGCCCAGCGCCTGCCCAGGCGAACCCATCACAGGCGGACGCATCATCGGCGGGGGCCTGCCCATGCCGGGGGGCGGGCCGCCCATGCCGGGAGGCCCGCCCATCGCGCCGCCAGGAGGGACACCGCTGCCAGGCGCGATTGGAGGCATCGCGGGAGGCCCGCCCGCACCCATCGGAGGGAGCCCGCCACCACCACCCCCAGGGTGCATGGTGAGGCTGGCGGGGGCTCCGTGGCTCGCTGCAAGGCTTGCAAGCAGGCCGCCGATGCCCCCGCCCATCGGGGGAGCGCCGCCCATGGGAGGGGGTCCGCCAGGGAGGCCGCCGCCAGGGATGATCGCCATCGAAATTCCTTCTCTTGGTTGGGCGGGAGAGGGCGAACCTCTCCCGACCGGCTTCAGTTCACTTCGGCTCGGGCGTCTCGGGGAGTTCGTTATCGGCGCCAACGTCGTCGTAAGCCTTGAACACCCACTCTTCGTCGGGCTTCTTGACCGCGACGATCACCTTGTCGGCGTACTCTGCCGGAACCTCGGGCAGTTCGTTGTCGATCTCGATCTCTTCCCCGTCGGGGAGCGCGTTGTCGATCCGATCCGAGATGGGGAGACTGTTGTCGGGACGATTGGGCCGACCGCTTCCAGGAGGCCGGTTGCCCGGATGCGCGCCGCCGCCCGGGGGGCGATTGCCGGGATGCTCACCGCCGCCCCAACCGAAGCTGGGGTCAGTTGCGCCGCCCCAGGAGCCGGGAGGCCGGTTGCCGGGATGTCCCGGCTGGCTGGGGAGCCCGTGCTCGGGATGACCAGGATGATAGATCGGCTGCGACGGATGGACGCCGCCAGGGATCTGATCGGAGAAATAGACTTCGCCTACGATAACAACTTTCATGGAGGGTTCTCCTTCGTCTGTCTCTGCAGCAGACACGGCAGACACATAATCGCGTCGAACGCAAGCCTGATGACAGGCTCCCTATTTCTTCGTCGCGCCTACGTTGAAGCCGACAGGCGTCGTCGCTTTGACCGCCACCGCCGCCGCCAGGTTGTTCTGGAAATTAGTCACATTGTCGGCAGTGCCTTGCAGCGTCGCCTTAGCCCAGGCGCTTTCGGCATCGGCGAGGACCGTCGTGCACGTCGTCGCGGGCGGAACAGGCGCGCATCGGTAGGCTGATTGCACCCACGCCTCGAATTTCTGCTGATCAGTGTCGGAGAGCGTCCATGTCTCGGAGGTTGCGCCAACGCTGACGGTGATCGTCGTTCCGGCGAAAGCCGGGAGCGGGGCAAGAAGGAAAGCGGCAAGCAAGAGGCGGTTCATGGCGGCTCCTAACAGTGGGTGACGATACCGTTGACGGTGGCGAAGGAGGCGGTAGGAGCGCCGGAACAGGTGACGCCAGCGGTCCCGTTCATCTGCAAACCGGATGCGACGAGGTTCATGGGCCGCAGCGTCCCGGTGCCGTTTTTCTGTGTGCCTACGGTCAGCACGTTAGCGGTGGTCTTCCAGTCGAGCGTACCCCACTCGCCATTGTTGTCGTCAGTCCAAGTATTGTAAATGTGATAAGCTTGAGTGGCGAACTGACTGGCAAGAGGACGTTGCTCCAAAATACCGTAAATACCGGGTTGAGCAGCAAACAACCCAAGCTGGAGATGATTGGCGGGGCCCTGATCGTAATCAC